CCGTTCCGTTACCGCCTCCCGTGCTCTGGCCAAAAAAGATCAGGCGCATGCGTTGTTACGCCGTGGTCGGGATGCTGATCGCGAAGTCCGCCCACTCCGGCGGCTCGGTCAGGTCGAGGCATTGGACCTTAGCAACGCCGGTTGCCATCTCAGCCGTGGAGATCGTGACCTTGACCCAAATACTCCCTGCGGGTGAGACGGTCGGCGTCGTGGCGAGAGGCGAGAGGGCGCCGTCCATCTGGCTCAGCTTGAAGTCCCCGGCCGCGATGGTCGGATTGGCCTTGTAGCGGCCCGGCCTCGCCATATCGGAGAGCGGAAAATACATTACGAAGTCTTCGCCAGCAACAGGCGGGTTATAGGGTGCTGCCAAGGGGAGGTCCTCCTTTTTTAGATCCCGAGCTGGAATGACGGGGCCACGGGCGCGTTGGGGAGCGCCCCCGTGATCTCCATCCGAAAGGCGGTCGGGAAGATTCGGTCCGTGACGACGATGCCGCCCGCGACGGTGCTCCGCACGACGAGCCCTTGCTGCTGTTGAAGCATGAGGGGCTGCGACGTGCCGCCGCGGAAGCTGAATATCTCGCCCCACTTGCCGAGCCGCGCGAACTTCCCCCAATCCCACGCGCCGCCGACTTCAATCTGCTCCCATCCCCAACAGTAGCGTTGGAACGTCGTCGGCGTGCCGGTGAGGCCGATGCCTGGACAGACGCGCAGACCGAAGGTCGCCTCCGGTGCGTTGTCGCTGATCCGATGCACACCCTCCAGCGTGCCGTTGCAGTCCGTGTGCCTGCTGACGGTTAGGATCGTGCGCCAGTTTACGGTCGCTTGATTCTGCTGGCTATTGAGATTGATCGCCCAGAGGCCGATGACGTTCACGGGCGTTGACGACATGTTCAGCGCCGAGAAGAGAACTTCATCCGGCCCCCACGGGAGCCAGAGCGGGATGTGGACGTTCAGGGTCGGCACGACTTATGACCCCACGGCTCACGTCGCCTCGTCCGTAAATTCCATGCGGATATCCACGAGACCCGCCGCGCCAGTGTCGTTGAGGATGTAGATGAACTCGTTCTGCCGGATGGAGAGTGGCTGTACGTTTGCGTCCCCGTAGCCGGCGTCCCAGATCAGGCCGAGCGGAACCAGGCATTCCAGCTCGTCCATCGTGGCGCCCGAGACCGCCGGCTCGTCCGATGACCACGCGTAGCGCCCGAAGTCGAAGGCGGTCCCGCCGCTTGGCGTGCCCGCGTGGCCCGTCGTGACGGTATCGAGCGCGCTGTTGCCCGTGTCGTGAGGGACAGAAGCGACGCTCGTGGGTGTCGTCCATACCGCCGTGGCGCTGCGAAAGATGAGGCGACCGGCACAGAGCACGCCAGTCACTACTGCGGTCTGCACGTTAGCCATGAAGACACGGCGAAGGCGTAGGACGCGCGCCCCGCCGTTGAAGACTCCAGCCATTACGCCGCCAACGGAGAACGCTTTCCCCTGGATGAGAAGGGTGTGTGTGTTGGCCATTGTCTTAGTTCTGGAACGTCAGCGGTGCGGTGAAGGTGAAGGTCCACGTCCCGTTTGTCGAGGACACGTCGATGCCGCCTGAGTTCGTGATCGCCGCGACAAGCTCGTCCGCGGTGGCGGCGCCGCCGCGCGACTTGTAGATCACGATGCCGCGGCCCGTGATGGTCGATGCCGCCCACGACGGATTCGAGAAGGTCAGCGTCACCCTGTCGAGCGCCGTGTCCTTCGCGACGGTGCAAGTGACCGCCGTCCCGCCCGCCGTGTATCCCGTGCCCGACGCTTCGCTCGTCACGTCGCTGCGCTTGAGGTGCGTGTCCTTGTCGGGCGTGTAGGCGTTCAGGACGATCATCGCCTTGAACGAGTCGGCGTTCGGGTTGACGGCCCCACGGTTGAGATCGTCCACGAAGGAGTTGTAGACGAGAGTCGCCATTGCCATGAGTGCTTACCTCTCTTCGATCTTAGAGTCGGTGGTACGAGGACTCGTAGACACTGTGATACGCGAGCTGCCCGCCGCGCGGCGTGCGCTCTGGCCCTTCGACGACGACCTCGGAGACGAGCGTCAGATAGAAGGGCGACGGGCCCGCGGCCGCGATGTTTACGCCGCGGATACCGCGGACGCGCTCGCACAGTTCATCGGCGCCGAGGGTCTTCGTCAGCGCCGTCGTCCCGTCCGTCATGTCGTTTACGACGGAGATCAGGTTCCACGTAGACGGTCCCTGACTCTGCGCGCCGTGATTCCCCGCGAGCTGCTCGCCTTGCCGCCGGAAGCCGCTGTAGACGACGAAGACGGTCGGCTTGCGGTCGAGCTGGAGGCTCCACACGTCGTCCATGACGACGGCGACCTTGACCTGAACGCCCGCGAGCGCGGGGAGTGCGGCGAGCGCGGCCACGATGGCGGCGCGGCGGTCGGCGATCTGGCTCACGAGGCCCTCTTCATGCGCTCAGTCCAGCGGCGCGCGATGTCGGCGAGCGCCTGCCCCCAATAGATGAAGGGCCGCTTCCTGACGTACATCCAGCCAACAGACTTCTTCGCCTCGTACTTGGTGCCGAGCGTGCGGTTGAGATCCTCGCGCGCCAGTGTCTCCTTGCGCCGCCCGGGCCTCTGCCCGGCCAGTGGGCCGCCGCGGTTCTGGAGGCGCGACTGCGGCGCGAAGTTGCCTATGGTGAGGGTCTCGCCCCATACCGTGAAGTCGTTCTTTTGGCGCATGAGGCCCTTGTCGATCAGGGGCGAGCCACCGCGCTTGACGGGCGCCCATCCCGGGCCGCCCGTGTCGAAGCGCCTCGGAATGACCGTGTGGACCATGTAGGAGCCCGCGTCTTTTAGGAAGGCGTGCTTATCTCGCGCGGTCGCGAGGAGCGCCTGCGCGCGTTTCAGTAGAACGCCTTCGTTCCTGCGGTTCAGGGTGATGGATTCGCTCACAGGGCGCCGAGGTCCTCTTCCGTGAAGACTGGAGCGTCGCCTCCGACCGCGAGGTTCGGGGCCAGCGAGAGCAGCACCGCCGGGTCCGGGATCGTGACCTGCGGCGCGTCCGGGAGGCTCATCGTCTTCTTCGCGACCATGAGGCCCCATTGCTCGGCCTCGCCATAGAGCGTCTTCGCGGATTCGACGTGTACGCCCGCGAGCTTCCTGTCGATGATGAGGAACTTCGCGAGGCAGACAGTCTTCTGCCGGAGGATGGTCGCCGAGAGTGGCGCGGTGGCTGCGTCAACAGGGACGCTGTACCGCGCGCAGATCCACGAGTCGATGAGCCGCGAGGCGTCAAAAAGCGCCCGGTCGATGTCGTCGCTCGTCTGTTGCAGCTCGGACTGGAGCTGAGCGTCAAGGACGGAGGTCAGGTCCGCCGCTGTCGCGTAGGATTTTTCGATCATGCGATCTCCGTGTAGACATCGCCGTCGCGCAGGGCCACACCGAGCCATCCGACAAACAGGCCAAAGGCACGGCGCGGGTCGGAGAGCGAGCCGTCCGGGAGGAACCGCATCCCGACGAGGACGCAGCCGTGCGTGTCCGCGGCGGTCTTCCCGTTATGGATCAGGATTCCGCTCCTACCGGGCACGTCGAGAAGCCGCGGCATGAGGCGCCTATACCTGTTCGACCACGCGATGACGGTCCTGTAGATCCCGGGCGGGATGCACGAGACGTTCGGGAGGTTGTCCTTCCACGGCAGCTCCAGCGTTGCGAGCGCGAGTTCCCCGATATAGAGCCAGCCGCGCGTCGGGAAGAATGGGCTCGTGAACGAGCGGGAGATGCGGCATCTCGTCTTTCCGATGACGCCCGAGGAGCCGCCCGCCGCCGGAGGGAGGGCAACCGGCACGCCCGGGCGGCTCTCGAACGTCGGATTCACTTCTGGATTCCGAGGCGCTCGCTCACGCGGTCGAGCTTTCCCTCAATGCGGTCGAGGCGCTTCTCCAGCCGTTCGATGGTCAGCTTGTCCTCGGACCTGAACTCCGCCCGCACCTGCTCCATCGTCGCGTGGGCCTTCTCCTCGATGTTCGCAACGACGAAAAGGCGAAGTATGAGCAGGAGAGGGATCATCCCGGCGTAGAACACGGCCACAACGCGGGCGATCCCGAGCGGCGTATCGAGCGATGCAGGCTTCTCGGACACGGCGTCTATCCGATTTTCTTTGTGGCCTTGACGCGCCCGACGATGGCGAGGATGCCGCCGATGGCGGACGCGAGCAGGGCAAGGGTGTCCGCCGCGAGCTGAACATCCGAGCTCGTGATCGTGACCTTCGTGAGGACCGCGATAACGGGCGCCGCCACGGCAACGATCCCGCCCCACACGGCGCGGGACTGCCACCACGGCTTCGACTCGGGGGCCGCGGTCGGAGCGGGAACGGCCTCCGGCATCACGGCTGCGGCCCCTTTTTGAAATCCTCGGCGCTCGGCGCGTGCGAAACCCTGTCGAGAAGCCCGAGCGCTTCTGCCACGGTGAGTTCGCCGCCGTTCTTGAGCGTGGCGAGAAGGCGCTTCACGAACGGAATGCCGTCGCGGAGAATCGCGATCGCGAGGATCTCCGCGGGGATCTTGAATGGTGCGGGCACGAGACCGTCGATGGCGCCGACGATGGCGTTCTCGACGCTCGGGGGATTCGCGCTCATGGATCAGCCTCCGATCAGGAGCGGCGGCCCATACGTGTAGACGGGCCGCGAAGTCGGAGCCGGGGTCGGCGTCTGCGTGGGCGTAGGGGAGGGCTTCGCCTTGAACTCGGCGACGAGGAGCAGGATGTCCGCGGCGAGCGCGCCCACGCTGGACGTGTTGAACGTGGCCGGGTCCTTGGTCTGCGCGTAGATCACGAGGGCCTGAGCCGCGGTGATCGAAGCCTTCCGGTACTTGTCGTAGGCGGGGGCGATCTTCTCGTCCCACGTGGCCTCGGAGATGATGCCCTTGCGGTAGCAGTCCCCAAGGACGTTCATCGCCTCGTGTACGCCCGTCTCGATGGAGTCGAGCGCCTGATACGCGCGCTTGGCCGGGGTCGCGCTCACGCATCCGAGGACGAACGCGACCGCGAGAACGCAGAAGATGATTCCGCGCTTCATTTCTCGGCCCCTGCGGCGAGCACGTTCTTGACGGCCTCTGCCGGGGTCAGGCCGCAGAAGGCCGGGGCGGCGACGTACTCCTGAGAGCCCCATCCCGTCTTCATGGCGTAGGGGTCGGCAGCGTGGAAGACCTTCGTAAAAACGAGCATCCCGAGAGTGGGAGCCGGGATGCACGCGTAGCGCGGGTGAGCCTTGATCTTGTCGAGGTACGCGACTCGCTTTGCCATCTCCCCGAGGTCGACGGGATCGCCCGCGGTCGCGTTGCCGCGCCACGTCTTCCCGAGGAAGGCGCGCTCCATGATGGCCTGCTCATCGAAGGTCCAGAACGGAGAGTCGCTCGGGATCGGCTGCGCGAGCTGGGCGCCGGAAGCGAAGAACATCGCCACGGAATACCCGCCGTCATGCGAGCGCACGAAGGCTTCATAGGAGCTGCCGAAGATCGCAGCCTGTTCGACGAACTTGTCGGCGACGGTCTGCGGGTTCGACTGGAACCACAGCGAGGTCTTAATGTACGACGCGCCGGGCTCGTACACGGGGGACGCCGGGAGCCTCGCGGCAACGGCTCGGTCGTACCGGGACAGAACGTCCTGAATCTGCGCCTGCGAGATCGCGGGCGGGAAAGTGGCCTGCTCCTGCGCGACCGCTCCGAACGTGGTCGCGAGCGCGAGGATGAGAACGATGGGGACGGTGATCGCGGCGAGGAATTTCTTCACAGCTTGCCCTCCTTCTTTTTCTTGGCGGTTTCGATGGGTTCGGGTGTCGGCTCGGGCTCGGGCTCGGGCTCGATCTTCTCGATGGCGCCTGCGCGCACGAGCGACTGAGCCCACGGGCCGAACGCCGACGCGGGGTAGACGTGACCTTCGACGAGGATCACGTCGTTCGGAAGTTTGATCTGCTCCTTGGTGCGGTAGGTTTCCACGGGGTGCCTCCCTCGGAAGTGGACTCGGAAGTAACTCGGAAGCGAAAAGGCGGGGGAAGGGGATCGGCCCTGTTCCCCCGCCGTTGGATCTGCGGTGACTCCGGCTTTACAGAGCGGCGCAGGCGGTGGGCCAGAGGAACCCGGCGGTGGAGGTCGTGTCCTGCGTCCCCGCGTCGTCGCAGGGAGTCGTCAGAACGGGCGCCCATGCGTCCGAATACTTGGTCCGTGTGCCGCCGAACGGCCCGATGGCCTTCTCCTCGAAGGTGTCGGTGTACGGGTACTTCTCGCCGCCGACGTTCAGGCCGAATCGCGGAGAGATGAGCTTACCGGGCTCGACGATGAGCAGGCCAGCGCTCTGACCCCACACGTCTGCGATGGACGCGTCGTTCATCGCCATCGTCCCGGCCTCGCCGATCACGATGCGCATACCGAAGAGCGCCGCGAGGGCCTCCGCGGTGACGCTCGTCCCGAACTGGCCGGGGGCCTTGTTGCCCGTGTATTTCACTACGTCCACGATCTGTGCGGCCTTGCTCAGCGTGACGAACACGTCGGAGCCCATCCAGAACGTGTCGGGGCGCCTGCGCGCCTTGCCCTTACGGACCTTCTCGCGCTTCGCGAACACATCGTCGATGGGGAGGGCGGTCGCGCCTTCCCACGCAACCGAGGGGTTACCCTGCCAGCCGGTCGTGTATTTCCCGGTCGTGAGCAGGAACGCGGCGAGGTCCTTCTCGCGGGCGTTCTTGACGCGCGTTATGAGAACGTCGAGCTTGTAAGACTCCAGCCCCACGGGCAGCGTGATCGACGCGGGGATCTCCCGGCGGTCGGTCGGCGTGGAGAGAGACTTCACGCGCAGGTTGACCGTCTTCCAGAAGACCTTGATGTCGATGCTGTCGGGCGAGGCACCGATGGCGAGTTCGATGTCGTCATCGTGGATGAAGGCTTCGAGCCCGAAGACCGGGTAGTCGGCCTTCTCGTCGGCGCCACCGATGAAGGTCGGGAGCAGCTCGTCACCGATGTAGGCGGCCTGCGCGACGCCGTAGGCGGTCGGCAGGGTCGTCCGCGAGGAGGGCTGGAACGACCCGATCACGGCGAGGGACTCGATGGCTGCCCGCGCCTCGGGGTTCTTTACGTAGTCGTTGAGCTGGCCCCACGCAGCGAGCTTCTTCTGCGTCCACGCGACGAGTTCCGGGTCAACCGGGACCATCGCACTCGGGCGCTTCGCGAAGTAACCGCGGAAAGGCTTTGCGTTTTCGGTCATGATGCTTTGCTTCGACTCCTTTCCTTGGCTTACGTGAGGAACGCGACTTTGACGAGCTTGTCGGCGCCGCTGGCGGCGCTGAGGGCGCGTCCGATCGTGTTGACGGTGCTGGTGGTCACGATGGCCTCGGGGGCGATCTTGCCGGCGGCGGCGCTCTTCACGAGGTCGCCGACCGCGATGGCCGCGCTCGACGTGAGGACACCCTTGCCGCGGTTCGGGAAGACCTGCCCCTTCTGCGTGAGGGCCGGGATGGTGTCGTTGGTGAACCCGACGCCCGAGTCCGTGGCCGTGGCAACGATGAGATTGCCCGAGCTGTCGAGTGTGACGAGCAGGTTCGCCGCGATGGCCGCGGCGCCGTTCGGATAGGTGAACGGCCCGTTGGGATTGACTCCGCGATACGCCATGTCTGCTTTCCTTCCTTTCCTAGCTTACTTCGCGGCGCCCGAGGAGCCCTGCGTCAGGAACTCCATCGCTTCGACGAAGGTCATGCCGTTGTCGCGGGCATACCGCACGGCCTTGTTGTTGAGTTCGTTGACGGCGGTGAGGTCGGCGTTCTCGTCGTCCTCTGTCCCGGTCACGTCCACGGGCTTCCCGCTCTGCGAGAGGCCGCCCGTTGGGACCGTCTTCGGGAGTGAGGAGACGTACTTCTCGGCCTTCGCGGCGTCGGCGTCTTCGCCGACCAGCTCGACGAACGCAGCGCGCTGCGCCGTGGTGAGCCTGCCTTCCTTCTCGGCGCCGTTGAGGACGCCCGAGAACTTCTCGCGGTTCGTCTCGATGGCGAGGCGGGCCTCGGCATCCTTGCGCGCGGCCTCCCGCACCTTCTCGAATACCGCGTTCGTGATCGCCTCGGGGCTGAACTGCGCGGCGAGCTTCGCGGTCAGCTCTTCGAGCTGCTTCGCGAGCTTCTCTTCCAGCTCTTTCAGAGCTTTCTCGTCCATGTCGATGATCTCCTTTCCTTCCGTCCTATTTTCGGCCATCTTGCCCGAGCCCTTCTTCGTGTCGCAGGTTTCGGCGTGGGTGCCCGTGAATTTCCCCTTGCAGGAGCCGCACTCCATCGTGTCCTTCGCCGTGGTGTCCTCGGTGCTCTGGTCCTTCGCGGCGACCTCTTCGAGCGCGTCCACGGCTGGCGTGTTCGTGACCGAGACCTCGCGAACGTAGACGGGGTGCTTAAACCCCGCGGAGTCCGTCTCGTACCGGAACGAGGCGGAGGCGTAGCGCCACTTCTTGTCCCGGATCTCCTGCGCGCACCCGGGGAGGTACTCGCAGAAGGCGAACAGGCCGTCGCCGATCAGCTCCATCTTCTTGATCCAGCCTCCGGCCTCTAGACCGCGGGCGGGGTCCTCGCCGTGCTCGTACAGGACGGGGACCTCATTGTGCTGATCGTTGAAGGCCGCGATGACGGCCTGCGCGTCGGCGATCGTGCATTTGATCTTTCGTCCGTCCCTGATCGGCTGGACGCCTATGACGAAAATCTGAATGCGTTTCAGCTCACTCGCGTCGCCCGCGAGGTCGATGGTCGTGAAGAACTCGACGCCGTGGCTTTTCTTCCTCATGCGATTCTCCTGAGTGCGTCGGGCACGAACGCCGCCACCTTGTCTACGTCGAATCCCTCGTCGGGCGTGACCGGCACAGTGTGGCCGTCCTCGTCTTCCATTGTCGCGTCTTCGGCCCGAGAGACCTTGTACGCGCCTTCTCGTACGTCGTGCGCGTCGAGCGGGATGGGGACGCAGCGGCAGTTGAACCCGAGCGGCGGCAAGAAGTGTCGCGCCCGCGGATCGTCCTTCCTGAATACCCTTCCTTCGAGCGCGGCGTGAGCCCGGCGCACGCGATCATCCTTTGCGGTCGAGTAGAGCCAGAACTCGTCCTGCCTCATCGCCTCAGGAGAGAACATCGAGGCGTATCGGCCCGCGGCGAGAGCGTTGATGGTGTTCTGGCGGAACACGAGTTCCGCGTAGGCGCCCTGAAATGCCTCGCCGCTCGCGACCTCGACGCTGTAGCGCGCGAGGATCTCGTTCGCCACCGCGAGCCAATCCGTGAACGTCAGTTCGTGCTCTATCGCAAAGCCGAGCGAGCTTTGGATCTGTTCGAGCAGCTCCTTGTTCCAGACTCCCGCGAGCGTGAACGCCTGCCCGGAGAACTCCGATTCAAGAGCGGCAACCTCGGCGGGGCTCAGCGCGAGCCTCTCGGCCCATCCTGCGAGGACCTCGGCGAGGTACGAAAACGCGCTCATCGTGAGAGGCACACCCGACATGGGAACGAGCAGCGCTCGCAGACGATGTGCGCGCACCACCGCGGGCAGACCGTGCCGTCCTGTTCCTGCGAGACGCCGCAGGACATGCAGTAGAGCGCGCTCACCAATTTGTCCAGATTTCCTGCGCGATCAGGATGGCCGCCCACACGAGCATGATGAGAACGGAGGCGAAGATGGGCTCGTCGTCGCGATGCTCCGGTGCCTTCTTCATCCCCGCACCATCGCCCACACCACGAGCAGGATGCCGAGAGCGATCCCTAACAGGACCACACCCGCGACGAACGTATCCTGAGCACGCTTCACGAGTGGCGGGTCGTCGGTCACGACCCGCCGCGCCCGCGGCTTCTCATGGAGACACCCCGAGCCGGGGCACTTCTCGGGTCCGTAAGCGGGGCCTTTGCAGCGCTCCGCGTCGCGCGCCCTCGTTGGATCATCGGACGACCGGGCTATACCCTTGAAGGCTTCGCCCCAATCCTGCGGCTTCATTTGGCACCGCCATCGAGCGGCCTTGCACCGTCCTTGAAGTTGCCCTTGATGACGCGCCCGTCTACGACGCGCCGCATCCCGCGCACGATAGCGCTCATGCAGGTCTCGAAGTATTCAGCGTCGCTCAGTTTCAGGCGGTAGAAGTCGTGCTCGACGAAGCCCTTCTTGCCCGCGCCGAGATCCCGGGCCGGGAGCACGTCATGGCAGAACGGGCACTCCGCGAACGTCGGGAGTGGGGTCGGCGTAGCGGACGGGTGGGTCTCGGGGACAGCGGGCGTACTGCCCCCGGCCACCATCGGCATGAAGATGCTGAGCGCAACGAGCAGGAGGCCGATGACGATTCCTCTCTCGTCCCTTCTCGGGATGTCTCTCATGGTCTTTCTCCCTCCATGCCGCGGAACGTCGCCTCTGCGATGACTGCGGCCAGAATGTCCACGGTCTCGGGTGCGTTGACTTCGCCACGCAGGCGGTGCTTGATGCGCGTCAGGAGCACCGGGAGCGGCTGACGCTCGCGGATCGCGGCGTCGATCAGGTGACGGACTGGCGCCACGATGTCGCGGCCCGCGAGTGGATGGGCCGCGGCCGACGCGTTCGCCCTTGCGTTGGTGTCTAAGGCGCGGCAATGCGGGCAGTCGTCATCGCTGTCCGAGTCCGTCTGCTTCTGCTCGCCGGGTTTCTTCCCGGGCTGACCGGAAGGTTCGCCGGGTTTCTTCCAAAGCTCGCCTAGAACCTGCGGGGGGGTGGCCGGGCCGAGCGTGTCCATGCCCTCCTCGGCCATCGGAACGCCCGCGGTTTGATGCGCCCACGCGCGCGAGGTCGTCTCGCCCAGGTCCGCGGCCTTCCACGCCACGAGCGCAGCCGAGAACTCGCCGAAGTCCGGCGTACCCTGGGTGTCGAGGATGATCTCGGGCGTGTGCCTCTTCGCCGCCTCGTCTCCGTAGTTGAACCTGACGAGATGGAAGGCGACCTGATTTCGCAGGACCGCGGCGATGTCCTTCGCACGCTCGGCGTCCAGCTCTTCGGACACGTCCTTGTGAACGCTCGCGCTCGCCTTTGAGCCCGCGTCCCTCTGGATTGTCGTCGTCTGCGTGGCGCCGCGGAAGACCTTCGTCATCTCGTCAGCGTGGTATTCGAGGAGCGGTTGATGTGGCGGGTTCGCGAGCGCCCCCGCGGCGGCCTCGACGAACTCGATGGTCGCGCCACCAGGGATCACCGCGTAGGCGTTCGCGCCGATGGAGGCGAGAGCCGTGTTGAGGAGGTTGATCGTGTCCTGATCGTTCGCCGCCGTCTTCGCGATCCGAATCGGCTGCCCATACAGCTCAACGAAGCGCTGCCACCATCCCGGGCCGTAGGCACGCGAGAGCCAGCCCACCATGACCTTCCGCAGCTCGCCGCGGCGGGCCGGGTTCGGGCGGTCGGCGTGGTCGAGCAGGTAGGCGAGCTGGCCGTCGAGCAGGTCCTCGACCGGAATCGTCTCGCTCGGGTCGCCCGTGGGCTGGAAGAGGAGGCGCGTCCCGAACGGCTCGAAGCGGAAGCGTTGCGACGGGATCGGCACGAACCGCGCGAGCCGCGTCCCCGGGCCTCCGCTCGGGAGCGTGGCCGCGCGGGGCTCATATACCTGCTCGGTGGCGCCTAGGCCCTTCCACTTCCCGTTACACCACGTCTCGATGGCCTCTTTCAGAAAGATGTCCGGCTGCCGGAACTGCTCCTCTACGAACTCGGCGATCTGGATGGGGAGCGCGTCGGCGCCGGTTGCTTTCCTTGCTTTCGCCGTGCGGTAGCGGATCGGGTAGGGGAGGACCTGAACGCGCGCCCCCGAGATCGCGCCCGTAGCCTTTGCGACCTCGTTCCCGAGATGCGCGTCACGCGCGACCATCTCGTCGTAGAACGCGTGTAGGAACCGGGTGTCCCCGGAGTCGGCCCGCATGAGGTATGTGAGAAGGTTCGACGGCGTGAACTTGATGCCCGAGGCGAGGAACGAACGGTCGCGCGGGTCCTCGTGGTAGAGGGTGCGGTCGAACTGGCTGAGCTTTTTCTTCGGCTTGACGGCGTTCCACGCCGCGGCGAGCGAAAGGTGCAAGGTTGCCTCCGTGCTTCTATTTTCCGGCGAGCGGTGCGAGCCTAGTTGGTGGCCGTGCCGGGGCTCCCGCTCTCCGGGGGCGCGGGCTGCTTCTCGGGGATTCGGAACGGGAGGACGTTCGGGCCGTCCGCTCGCCGGTTCTCGGTGAACGTGGCCGGGTAGATGTAGCCCGTCGTCCCGATGTCGTAGCGGCGCAGCGTCTCGCGGGCGATCACGTTGTAGAACTCCCGCATCGGCAGGTTGGCCTCGTTCCACGGAGGTGACAGGATCTGTCCGTCGATCGCCAGCTCCGCGAGGCGCGAAGCGTCGAACAGGCTCTCGGCCAGCTCTTCGTATCCGACAGGTCTCATGCGGGCCTTCCCGGCGAGACGTGCCCGCACTTCTGGCAGCAGTCGGGCGCGAGAGCCCGGGCCTCACACTCGATGGCGGCGATCTCTTGCGCAACAACCTCGATCTTGCCAGGGTAGGCGATAGACTGGCGGTAAACGTCGCCGCACGCGTCCCTCATCCGCTCCTCGGCGACGGTCATCTTCGCCCGCAGGCCCGATACGGCCTTCTCCAGCTCGTTGAGGTTGATGGGGTTCATGGTTCTTCCTCCCTTTTTCCGTTTACAAAGCCGCCAGTAGGTCTGGCTCTAGATCGGGTTGGCTCACGTTGAACGCTGGCATCGCCGTGTCTATGGGCCACGCCTCCCCGAGGCCCTCGCACGCGATGGCGAGCGACATCACGTGGTCGTCGTGCTCGCCCTCCGGGGCGCCATACCTGAGCAGCCCGCTCGGGAGCCGCGTGGACTCGAAGGCTTGCAGCTCGTTCACGAGAGACGGGATGTTCGGGTAGCTAAGCCGCTTGTTCTCGATGAACATGGCGAGGCGCTCGATGATCTCGCCCTTCGATGTATTGTTCGTCTCGAAGGCGCGCACCGGGATCGGCCCGAGGCCCTGCGCCTTGTCGCCGCGCGCCAGCTCGGATATGAGCACACTCCCGATGCTGTTCTGCTCGGCCACGACGGAGACCGAGCCCGTCGCGTCCTTCCACTTTCGGTACATGGCATGAAGGCGGGCGCGCTGGACGTGCCAGTCGATCTGGTTGAAACGGTCGAGGTCCACTACCTGCCGCTTCGTCACGTCGATGCAGGTCAGGACCGTGAAGTCCTTCGACTTGCCCCAATCCACTCCGATGACGAACGTGCCGCGATAGGGCTTCACGTCGCGCGGGTGTGGAGCGGTGGCACACGCCATGACGCCGCGGAAGACTCCGCCCGCGTCGTCGATGAACTCGGCCAGGATCTCCTGCCGGAATCTCATCTCCGTCATGGTGGCGAATAGGTTCTTGACCTCCGCGAACGGGATGTGCGGGTTCTCGTACGGGTGCGGCTTCCGCACGAGCCCGTTGGGCGTGATCTCGACCCCGAGCGTTGGGATCTGCCACGCGGCGCTGTCGATACGTGCCTCGTGGTTGTCCGGGTCCGTGATGCGCGAATACTCGCGCCAGAAGTAGTTACGTCCCTTCGGCGTGCCCTGGAGCCACGCCTCGCCGTGCGTGTCCATGAGCATCGGGCGGAGGACTTCGTACCACGCGCGCTCTTCGCAATCCTGCGCCTCGTCCACGGCTACGCCGTCAGCCGTGAAGCCGCGGGCGTTGTCCGGGTCGTCGAGCGAACGGAAGAAAATCTGCCCGCCGCCCGGGAACTCCGCCGCCATGCGCGAGCCGTTGAACCGTGCTACCGCGTGGCAGCCCTTGACGAGTTCATCCCACGCAATGCGTACTTGGTCGTAGGTCGGCGCGCACCATAGCCACTTCTTCCCGATGAGGACCTGCGGGAGCACCCGACGGAACGACGTGAATGTCGTCTTCCGCCAGCGGCGACCGGCAGCGAGGAAGTTGAAACGCTTGGCCTCACGCTCCACGAGGAGCATTCCCGCGTGTGGACGCGGGGTCCGAATCCTCCCGACCGTGCCGGGGTCAGCCCGCGGCTTTCGCATCCGTCACCTTGATCTGAGCGTCCGGCGCTCGCCAGTCCTCCGCGAACTCCACGATGATCTTGAATGTGGCGTCGGGCGGAGCGTCGGGCGCCTTGGCGGCGACCCACTTCTGCCGCCAGCGATCCCCACCGGATCTCTCACGCTTCCACGCCGCCGCCTGCCACGAGCCCGCGTTGGCCGCGGTGTCGATGAGCGCGATGTCTGCCCGTTCGGCGAACGCTTTCGCCTTTTCCACTTCCTCCCGAAACTGCTGAAATTCCAGCTCGGCTTTTTCGTCCGTGCCTTCCTTCATCCAGCCGTAGAAAGTTGTCTTGGAAATGCCCGCTGCTGCTGCTGCGATCTCGGGATAGTTGCCGATCTTGATGGCCTCGACGATCTCCTCCCGGACTTCTGGGGTCAGCTTCGAGGGTCTCCCGGGTCCGCGCTCCTCGGGCGGCACGTTCGGTTTCTTCCGGGGCGCCTTCTTCTGCTGACGTGGCATCCTTTGCTGACGTTCCTTATTTTAGTAGTCACGGTACGAGGGGGTACGAAACCCCTCTCCCCCCTCCTTAAGGTTCCCCCCTCCCCCCGGAAAGCACGAATCCCCGGCGGCTCCGTGGAGCGACCGGGGATTCACTGAACCTAGGGTTCGGTTGTGGGCTACGTGTTGCTGCCTCCGCCCTAGCCGGGCTTCTTACCCTTGCCGGCTTTCTTCGGGGCCTTCTTCGCCTTGCCTTTCGCCATGATGTTTCGTGCCTCCTTTGCAGAGTAGGGTGCGCGCTCGGCGCCTCACCCAAGTATATCCGCGGCGGCGCGACCTCTACTGCTTCGGGTGGACGGGGAGCGCGATGCTCTTCCAGCGATCTTGCGGGCGGAAAGGCTTTTGACGCGGCGGCACCGGGGATTCGAGCGTGATCTTCATTCGCTCGGCAAGTTCCATCCCGTCGAGGAGCTGATCCTTGACGGGCATCCCTGCCTTACGCGCCCATTCGGTGCGCTGCGCGTCACTCTGGAAGCACAGTACGAGGTAATGGTCGGTGTCGGTGAGGTCGGCGAAGATAGCGTCCTTTCGTTCCCTGATCGCCCTGAAGCGCGCGGTGATCGCCCGCGCGGTTTCGTCGATCTCCTTCTCCGGGTCGCGCAGCTTGGGCGGCGGCGCCTTGACGAAGCGGCCGACCGCGCCAGTTCGCACGAACGTCCCGGCCTTCGGATTCACGAACCTACTGACCACGCTTCCTCCAGTAGCGGTCCCTGAACTCCAGCCGCTTGAACTCGACCTCCAAGAGAGGGAAGAACTCAAGGTGTCGCGCGTAGTCCGCCGGGTACTCGCGCCTGAGCGCTTCCATGAAACGGTGGTGGATGCCATCAAGACTGCGGCCCCATAGGTGGTAGTCGGGCGGGAGCTTGATGCCGCTCGCCTTGATCTCCTCAAACACGCGGTCGTTGCTCCAGTCGTAGACGGGATACCACGTTCGCCGCTTCGAGTTGAGCGGCCCGTACCGCTTGATGGTGGTTGAGCGGACGAGGTTGTCGCTCGCGCGAATGCCTACCGCCTCCCACGTGTTCGGGTCCCACCCGCGGGCCGCGAGGAGCGCCGCCGCCTGCTCGTCGCTCGTCCACTCGACGAGCGTGTCGGCATGCCAGCAATTCGCTGGCGTCTGGAACGCGGCGCGGTTGATGTTTCGCAGGAAGTGGGGCGTTAGGAAGCGATGGATCTTCGTCCCGAAGACCTTCTCGTAGTAGGCGAGAGACTCTTCCTCGAATCTGAGACCTGGCAGACCGACTCGATAGTAGGGGAAGACCTCGAACCTAAAGCGGCGCAGTTGGAGCCACGTCGCAAGCGCATCTTTCCCGCGCGAGAAAGCGAGAGCGACGCGCGGGCCGTGCTCGCGCAGCATGAAACGACAGAGGTCCTCCGCCGAACGGAACGGATGCCGGGCAGGGGATGCCATGCGGACGTAGAGCGTAGCACTGGACGGCCCGACAAAGCAAGCGGCGCATACTGCGCACGCGACGGGCCGGAGGCCGCAGGACGGCCCGGGATGGCAGGGGATGCACGGGGGCCGGGCAGGGGGAGACCGAGGCCCCTGGAGCCCGGAGGCCGGGCAGAAATGGCAGGAAAACGGGCAGGGGCACGACCAGGCAGGGAAAACCGGCCCCCCGGGCGACGACCCATAAACAGGACGGCCCGAAGAAAAGCGAAAAAAGCCTTGACTGCGGCGCATGCGGGGCGCTACCTTGACGCTGAGGACGGCGCCACAGAGCGACCGGCAGGCTGTTTAGAAAACACGATGCGCGCGCTACGGGGCGGGACAGGACGTTGACCCGCAGGGGTACAGGCCGGAAGGGCCGAAACCGCGCCCACGAAACCGCGAACAAATGGCAGGGCGACGACCCGGCCCCGCATAGGTGAGCTAAACGGCCCGTGAGCCCGCAAGGGACGACAGGGGACCTTGACAACCGAAGAGAACCGAACGGCGACGCGCGGTATGTCCCGCGTGGCCCGTTCAACGTGACCCGCCCACGCAGCACGGCCAGAGCCCGAGAGGGACAGATCGTTGCCGTGACGTGACAGGACAGCGCCGATAAGCGGGACCCCAAATCGACATTCCGACATAGCGGCCCGCGCGTGCGAACGCGAGCCGCTCCACGGAGCGCCGCTCCAGAAGGAGACCCTATGCGTACACAGAGCATCACCGTAGCCGACTTCGACCGCGTGTTGAAAGGCAAGCCGAGTCCGTTCAGGAACGCGACCGCATCCGAGAGGAAGTGGATCGCTCGCGTCAAGAAAGAGAACCGGGCGTTCGCTCGCCGGTTTGAGAAGTAGGGGGACGCCCATGCACGCCACCATGCTCGAACCCACCCCGCAGGATGCGCACGTCTACCCGTGCGGACACTTCCACACTCATCGGATCGCCGCCGCTGGGTGTCGGCTCCGGGACTGGGAAACAACCGTCAACCGTCTCCGCCTCAACATCGCCGAGGGCCGAACGATCAACGCCGCCGCGTCTGCTCGCGTGCTCTTCCGCCGCGCCCGACGCGCGGGACTCTTCCCCGGGGGTGCCCAGTGAAGCTCACAAAAAAACAGAAGCTCGACGGGTACGACGCGCTCGCGAGCAAGCTCGACCTTACCGAGCGCGCGCTCCGCCATATCCAGCTCGACCCGCCCGACGCCGTGGGCGCCTGCGTCGAAGACGGGTTCCGCTTCGGGTATCGCGCGTGGACGGATCGCTCGTTCAACCGCGTACTCGTCGAGGTCGCTCATTGCCAGAACAACACACAGCGCCCCGACGTGACCGTATACGACTTCGACGCCGAGGTGGGCGCCGCGTACGTGAGCAGTCAACGCTCCCCGCTTCGCCGGAAGCGGTACGCCGTGCTGGGGGCCATCCGAATCGCCCTCGGGAATGCTCCTCGTGGAGCGTGAGGCCAAGCGTTTCAACAACACACGAACCGAAAGCTACGAAAGAAAGGACTGTTATCATGGGCGAATACGCAACACGCCGCGTCCGCGTCACAAAGGAAAACCCGTACGGCTATGAGCAGGTCTGCAAGGTCGGCACCTGCGACGACTGGCGGTACGTTCGGCGCTCCGAGGCCGAGAGGCTCGCGCTCACGGACGCCGGGGGCGGGACGAACATCCCGCACACGCTCAACGAGCCGAGCATCCTCTACCGCTTCCCGTTCCCGTGGGAGGACAAGGAAGAGCATGACCTCGCGGCCATCAACAACCGCTCGATGTTCTACACGCGGACCTTCTCGCTCGCCTACGGCCCGGAGGGGGTCCGCGAGCGCGCCACGAAGATGCTCCTCGCCGCCGATCAGCATCGAGGCCCACCCCGAGGAGGACAACTACTTCGACGTGTACGGCGAGCCCGAGGGGTACAGGGACTCGCGGGGCCACGTCGTCACGCCCGAGGAGGCTAGACAGAAAATCATCGACTGCATCGAGAGCGATGGGTGCTGGTCGGTTGTTTCCGAGACGAAGTGCCCGTGCTGCGAGACGTGGCTCCACGCCAACAGCATCGGCATGTGCATCTACGCGGCACCGACCTCGCCTTTTCAGAACGCGTACGTCATCGACCTCATGTCTTCGGCCCTCGACAACCTGAACGGGTTCTGCCCGCCGTGCAAGCGGAACCACGAAAGGAAAGCAGTATGAAAATCACCGTAGACGTGACGAAGGTGCATCGGCGACGAGATCCGCCCGCAGCTCCAGAACGCCCACCTGTCCGAGTCCGGCACGCTCTACGCGACGAACGGTCACGTCCTCGCCGTCGTCCCGATGGCGAAAGAGGACGGCGACGTGGACGGGTTCATCCCCGCGGCGGCGCTGAGGGCCGCGCGAAAGGCGACGAAGGTCCTCGCGGGGAAGGAAGTCGTCACGGTCTTCGCGAAGGGCGCCTCGACGAAGTTCGACCGGCCCGAAGTCGCGAAGGTCGGCAAGTTCCCGGACGTGTCGAAGGTTCTCGTCAAGCCGCAGAAGGCGTGCGTCGCCTTCAACGCAAAGTACCTCGCCGCGGCCGCGCGGCGGCGATCAAGGACGGGAATGGGAACTCGCCGAACATCCTCCACTTCTTCCCGACCGACGCGAAGCACCCCGACGCGAGCGGCTGGTACATCGGACATCCCTCCTCGGACGGGAACCTGAACCGCCTGCGCCCACACGCTCTTCTCATGCCCGTCAGGCCGTAAGCAACGCAAGAAAGGAAAGCGATCATGTATTTCGACACAACCATCTCCGAGGCCGGGCTGGCCGCGGCCCGCGTTCACTTCGAGGTCGAGCCCGGCGACAGGGGAGGGCTCCACTCCCCGCCGACCGACCCATACACGTACCTGACGAAAGTCATCGACCTCGCGTCGAGGGAAGACGTGCTCGACTCCCTCACCGAGAACGTCCTAGACGCGCTCGTCGAGGTCGCGCGGGAGCAGGCGCGGGCGCGCGATGTTGCGCTCTTCGAGGACCGGGCCGAGTGCTTCGGATTCTGGGAGGACTGAGATGAGACAGCTCCTCGTTCGCCTCGTTCTGCTTTCCTGGCGTGTGGCGCCGATGCGGGCGGAGGTATGGGCCTTCCTGAACGATCACCGTTATTCCAAGACTCTCCGCCGCCGCGGAGGCGCGTGATGGCGAAGCTCAGCGCCTACGGCGGGACCGTTTCCTTCCGTGCCGTCTACGAGAGCGCCATTCCTCCAGAGGGCGGGCGCATCACCATCGCCGTCACCCACACGGGCATGACCGTGCGGGTCCTCCGAAAGTATCAGGAGCGCGAGGAGGGGCGGCTCCTCCCCGGCGCCTACAAGGTCGCCGAGACGCACCGGCTCCGCGAGGGGGTCATCACCGGCCTGCGCGACAAGTTCGTTGCCGCGGGCTACGTCATCGAGAACGGAGTCTGATCGTGGACGACATCAAGCGCGACCGCAAGAGACCTATTTTCAATTCCGCATCCCCGGATCGAAAACTTCGTGGGGGCGCGCGACAGGTTGCCGCCGCTGCTGGCAGGAGCCGACTACGGGGACCCTGCACGTCATCAACGCCCGCGGGCAGGAACTCACAGTCCCGAAGGGACATTGGAGGATCGTATGACTCACGACGAACTGAAAAAGATTCTCTACCTACACGCGAAGTATCATAATGGAGATCCAGCCGGCTTCCGCGCGAACCTCACGGACGCGGACCTCAGGGGCGCGAACCTCAGGGGCGCGAACCTCAGGGGCGCGGACCTCAGGGGCGCGAACCTCAGGGGCGCGAACCTCACGGACGCGAACCTGCCGCATTTTTCGATCCAGCCCGAGGTCGGCGGGTTCTACGCGTTCAAAAAGATTAGGGCTGGCTGTGTCGCCGCTATCGCGAAGCTCTGGATTCCCGAAGAGGCCCGGCGCGTCTCATCTCTCGTCGGTCGTAAGTGCCGGGCCGAGTACGTCGAGGTCGTCGAGATTCTCGGCATCGACGGGAAGCCGCACGAGAGCGGGATGTCGTGGACCCACGATGGCGAGCCCGCCCTCTATCGCGTCGGCCACACGACAGCCGCGAAGGGATTTTCCTACGACATCCGCGTGGAGTGTGACGAAGGCATCCACTACTTCGTCACGCGCAGGGAAGCCGAGGAGTGGACATGAGCGAACACGAACGCTGGAAACGATGCGGGCACCTCCTCCCGGCGGCCCCCGCGGCTAGCGGTCTCTGCCACTCCATCGACAGCGAGGGGCCGTGCCTCTGCGGACGACGACACGAGCCCGGCCCGAAGATCACCGACCCCGCCGCGAGGCATATATCAGAAGCTCAGGTGACGCCATGACGCTCATGGATTGCCGCGCGTGTGCGGCAGCGCGACCGCTCGACGAGTACCTCGGGACCCGCCTCCACGCGGACGGGTATCGTCGGGCGGTTCTCCGCCGCATCTGCCGGAAGTGCCGGGCGAAACAGATGGCGCGATGGCGACAGCGCCGTCGTCAGGCGGTGCGCCGGTACGCTCGCGCATGGCGGAAGTTGAACCCGGGGGCAGCGAACGCGCACTCCTCCCGCTGGCGCGGCAAGAATCCGACGAAGCGGGCCGAGATCCAGAAGACGTACAAACAGTCTCAGAAGGCGAAGCGGCTAGCACGAGAAAGACGCGAAGGCCGCATCGCCCGGAAGCTCGCGCGCCCGGCCCCGCTCCCCGCATGGAACACCACGTCACTCTGCCCCCGGGGAGGGCATCCGTGGCCGAACGAGCACGCGTGCAAAGGGTACGACTCGCTCGGCTGCGGCCATCTCCCTCACCATGTCCATCGCTCCTGTTCACTCCACGGAACCGAGACCGTCGAAAGGACACCCGCATGAAGCCTCCCGGCTACTCGGAAGCCTCGTACATCAGATGCCTCACTGATAAACGTCCGCCGCGCAGCCGGCTTCTGTGGGTACTGTCAGAGCATACTCATCCGGCATCTAAACTTCACCGCGGTCTGCCCCAACATACGATGTCGTCGCCTCCACCCCTCGACGCTCGTGACCAGCGGGACACTCTCCGGTCGGCCCCGCTACAACGAGGGACCACGGAAGACCGTTCCGAGCGCCTACGCCAGCGCCTACGCCAACGCGACCATAGAGGACGCCATCGGCGGCAGCACCGAGGACACGCCGCTGGGGATGTGGCACTCGGTCAAGGGCAAGGAGAAGCGCGGCGCGACAGCGCGGGTGACTCGTGGGGTTTTCGTGGGGTCCAACCTCTAGACGACCGCGTATATATACCGCGGTCGGAGAGGGTTGGGTTCTCTTCCGGGGCCTGCTTAAAAGGCAGGTGCTCTAACCAACTGAGCTAACGGCCCGCGCATTCATCTCGTTCACTTGGACTATGTTTGTGCGCCCCCTTCGTCGGCATCGCACGCGGCGCCTGCGGGAGCTGGGTCTTTTTCGGGCAGAGTGTGGGAGTTTTGTGGGAGTGGCCGGGCGCCATCGAGCGCGCGGAGAGCCGCCACCCTGCGATCCCACATGACCGCCCCGTCGTAGTGCTTCTCGGTCGTCCGCGTGTCGGCGTGGCCCATCACGCGGGACCATACCACCGGATCGACGCCGCCCTCTATCGCGTCGGTCGTCGTCCTGTTCCTGAGCCAGCCGAGGCCGTTCACGGGCGGGGAGATGCCCGCGGCCCGGCTCGCTCGTACGAGCCGCTTACGTAGGCTCGTCTTTTCAAGGCGCCGACCTCTCAGGTGGAGGTACGGCGCCCGTGTGCTTTCGCTCGCAGGGTACGCGTCGAGCACGGCACGTAGGCCGGGCATGATCGGCACCCTCTGGACCTGTACGCGCTCCGAGCGCGGACCCTTGCGCGTCTCGAAGCGGATCTCTTCCTTCCGCACGTCGATGACGTTCAGGCGGAAGGCTTCTTCCTGGCGGCAGCCTGTACGTAGCATGATCTCCGCCGCGGTGCGCTCCACCGAGCCGAGCGGCATCGCCTCCACGAGCGCGACCGTGAGATCGGTCGGCAGGATGCGCCGCCCGGGCCGCGCGAAGTGGAACTCTGGCGGCGGCACGACGGGCAGGGGAGGCCGCGCCCGGCGGTGCGCCGTCGCGAGGTACGCGAACGCTTTTCGGATCGCCTCGCCCTTCGAGCGCGACCCGCCTTGATGCCACCACGCG